CAATGGTTCCAACAAGTAGAAACAATAGGCTTTTACTTGAAACCATGACTAAAAATACTGACCTTCAGTTCTCTAAAAATAATCCTCCGGGCGGATATCAACCTACACAATACTCTAAGAACTTTGGCTTTGCTGATGACACCATTAAAAAAATGCCTCTGCCTACTAAAGATTATATTCAAGGCGTGTGGGATAAAATCTTACAGTTACCCACAAAAGTAAGAGAAACATGGATGGGTGTACTAGGTCTACAGGCAATGGCAGACTTATATGGTAAGTACTTACCTAGTATTCAAAAACTAATTGATGTGCTTGAACAGCGTGCGGCTAGTGTTGAAACCACACGTGCTGAAGTCGATGTACTTGGTAATTTAGGTATGGACATCATTCAAGGCAAAGAACGTAAGCTTTTGAAATATAATGCAAAAGAAGTGAAGCTTGCTCTAAATAAAGACGGTAGTGTTGCTATGAATGACCAGACTACTAAAGTTAAATACACTGATAAGCAATTACAAGATTGGGAAACAGTCGTCTATGAACTATCAAGACAAAACATTGACCCTCGAAATCTAAGCGATGTAAATCAAGCCGAGCCTCTTGTTGAGCAATTTAGGCGCTTGCCTGCAGAACTACAAGGTTTAGCTATTGCGTACACTACAAAATATGAACAGTATGGTGATAACCTTATTAAAGCATTCGTTAAAAACGTAGGAACTGACCCTGCCGCACAAGCACAGTCCAACATTGTTATCCAAGAGTTTCAAAATAACCGCCTCAAATTTTATCACCCATTTAGACGACAAGGTGATTATCGTCTTGAGTATATTTCAAAAGCGGACTTACAAAACTTTGAAGCGGAAGTTGAAAATCTGACAGACGAAAAAGCATTAGCTGAAGCTGAACGTGCTTTCAACCAATTAAAAACAGTTAAACGTTTTGAAACTAAAAATGAATATCTACGCGCCCTACGAGAGTTAGAAGCTAATGATACTTTAGAGTTCTTGACTGGCGGTGTAGACCCCGTATCTCAGCGCGGTGATATGACTGTAGGTGCTGTTCAAGTAATGGATAAAGTACTTGCAGTGTTAAGTAAAAAAGATGCTACAACCAACGAGCAAAAAGTTGACCCTAAAACAGTTGAACAAGTTAGACAGATATTCTTAGATTTATTGCCTGCTCAATCTATTAAACAACAGACTCGTAAAAGAATAGGTACTAAAGGTGAGATTCAAGACCTTGTAGGAGGCTTCATTGATTTAGGTGCTAGGATGGCTACACAGATTGCTAACTTAGATTATATTCCACAAATTGACGAAACCATCAATAACATTAAAGCGGAACGCAAAGTTGCTAGAGAAGCTACTTTAGCTGACACTACAATGACTGTTGAGAAGAAGACCAGGCTAGATGAATCGCTTGCTTATGCAGTAGAAGAAATCTCAGGGCCTGCGGCTCGAAGCTTTTTCCATAACCCTGTAGCAGGACCTATATCATCACGCTTCGCTTATTTAAGCTACATGACAACCATTGCTGGTAACGTGTCTTCAGCCGTTGTTAACGCATCGCAGTTAGCTATTGTTGTTTATCCTGCTCTTGTTGCTAAATACGGATTTACTTCTGCAAACAAAGCTATAGGCGAAGCATTTAGGTATTACTTTGGCGGGGGTAAAGATAGTAACCGAGGCTTCTTACCCGACCATTCTTTTGGTATGAAGAACGGCAGACTTAATGAGGCTCTACCAGCCGATATTAAACAACTCTATGAACAAGGTATACGCAATACTGTATTTAGACGTGGCGTAGGTTATGAATTAACTGAAATGCGTAAAACAAACGCTAAAGACTTTATAGGTATGAAAGCTAAGTTTGACGCGTTGATGGGTTGGATGTTCCAGAATACAGAACGTATGAACCGTGAAGTAACTTACTTAGCAGGCTACCTAGCTGCTAAAGAAAAAGGGGACAGTTTTGTAAATGCGGAAGCTTATGCGCGAGACCTAACTCGACGCTCTCATGGTACTGCGCTACCCGAAGTAGGCCCTAGATATTTCCAAACAGGTTTTGGTAAAGTGATGTTTACCTTTAAACGCTACGGCCACGCTATGATGCATCTACTAATTAAAGGTATGTATGATGCTTATAAAGGTGAAACTAAAGAAGTACGTAACATGGCTCGTAAACAAATACTAGGTATCTATGGTGCTGCATTTACATTTTCAGGGCTGCAAGGCGTGCCTTTATATGGTGCCACACAAGTTGTAGCAGAATCACTCTATGCTTTACTAGGAGATGATGATGAGCCCTTTGACTTTGAAGAATCTACTCGAGAAATCTTCGGTGATATAGGTTATCGTGGTCCACTTAATAAACTACTTAACCTAGACATTGCGTCTAGAACCGGCTTTGCTAACTTAATATGGCGTGAAGACCCACGTCGTGTATCTGAAGTAGGTGTATTACAATACGCTGCAGAACAAACATTAGGTCCATCATTCTCATACTTCTTAAGTGTTAACCGAGGTCTAGGTGATATGAGCAACGGCAACATGTATCGCGGTCTAGAACAAATGATGCCTGCGTTCCTACGTAATCCTATGAAAGCCTTTCGTTATGGCACAGAGGGAGCACTTACAAGAAAAGGCGCAGAGCTGACAGAACTTAATGGACTCGATGCTTTCCTACAAGTATTCGGCTTTACCAATGAAGACTTATCATTACAGTATGCACGCAATCAATCCATGAAAGCGGCAGAGAGGTCATTTAATGCACGCCGTTCAGGATTGCTCACATCTCATTTCTTAGCTAGAAATAATGGTGATATGGAGATGCTTCGAGAAATTGACGGTAAAATAGCTGACTTTAATAAAAGCACATTAGGTAGGTCTAATCCAATTACAAGTGATACATTAACTCGTTCATTTAGAGAACGTCTACGGTCTATTGAAGAAAGCACCAACGGTATCACTTTATCTAAGCGTACCGCTGATGTTATTAAGAGAGAATACGGTAGTTAATCCACACGCCACGTTCTAACGCCCATCAATTTATCTTCTACGACTACTTGTGTTTTAACTCGAACGCCTGCCTTCTTAGCCCCACGTTCGAGAGAAAATATTAACGGGCCTGTCTGTATAGACGGAATGAAAAAGCTGTCCCCTACTTGCATTGAATCAAACGGGAACAACCACTCAATTTCCTTGTGCAATTTCATTCGTCGTTGGAGTGTTTAGTTTCACGCCTAGCGTGCTGAGTTTAATTGCATAAACTGAGGTTGCAGATTTAGTCACATCTTTCCACCCTGCATTCATGCGTTGTTTAACACCACTACCGGCTTTGATATCAACTCCTTGTTGTTGCATTTGATAGACAAACTCTTTTGTACTGATAGGTAGTTCACTTAAGTATGCATCAAACTCTTTTTTAGATATAAACATGGCGTCTTTGTCGTGATCTACACGCACGCTGATTTGTCTGAAGGGTTCTAAAAAAATCTTCTCATCTTTAAAGGCAAGAATCTTATCATAGTTAGCATCAAGGTAATCTTGTAGAACTGACTCGTAATCTACATCGTTGACCTTCACAACTTCGTCTCTAATTGTAATCATTTCGCCTATAATAAATTTATAGATGCGATCTAAATCAATCTTTAGGATGCCTGCGTTGTTTACAATCTCGCCTGCAGTCATAGTCACTGCCATAAGATTTTCATAGAATCGATAGGCTGTATCATTACCAAAGTCTTGAACAAAACGTGTTTCCCACTTAGCTAGGTTTTCTTTAATCTCAGTTGCTTTACCAAACTTAAACACGGCTTTTACAAACTCAGGGCCTGCCCAACCGTAATGACTGTTGAACTCATCAAAGATTTCTTTACCTAGTCTCGCGTCGTCCATAAATGCTTTAGGCTTACGCACAGGGAACTCAATCAATCTAGCGGCTTCACCATTAGGGTTAGAACGGATTGTTTTAAGTTTGTCATAGATACTATGATTTGATGTCATGATAGCAATCAAAGATGAAGGCGCCTCATAATCGCGTTCGGCATTTGTTGATGCCTGCATTTTAAGTTTTGCTTTACCTTGTGAGACAGCTAAAATAAAGTCTGACAATAAATATGGGTTCTTATTACCTACTTCATCAAAGCCAAAGGGTAGATTGTGTAGTGTTAAGAAACGACCTTGTAGCGCGTTAGATGTGGCATTCATAACAGATAAATCTTTTGGTTTGCCCCATACACTTAAAGCGCCGTACAATGCCCCTGTCTTAGCTGCACCGGATTCCCCAGTCAAGGAGATAGCTACGCCTGTCGTTGATGAGTAATCCATCAAGATAGACCCGAAGCCACACAACAATGTAAACATGTGCATTTCAAGGCCGTGCTGATTGAGTTTCTGTGCCGCAATCTTCCAGTCTTCAAAGGTACCACTCTTAGTCAAGAAAGGTGCAACGGCTTGAGCAATCGACGAAATAGGAGTAGGCTTCTCTTTCCCATCTTTTGTAATTTCTGTAGTGCCTACAACAAAAGAAGACTTATCTAAATTCCAACCCATTTGGTCATACATAACGTCATACTTACTTCTCTTCTGCATATCTTTTGCGTAGTCAATAAAGTATCTCATAATTAATTCCTCTTGTTTTGCAGATTCATAGTAAATGCCCTCGCTTGTAAGAGCCTTTCTCAAATCCGATTTTTCATAGACTGTAGTCATAGGCAATATAAATTCTTGCATGCCGTCATGAGGATGCCAAGCCTTTACAACAATACAGTTACCCTCTGCTGAACTACGCACATGCCGAACTACTTTTAATGTATATTCATAAATGATTAAGTCTTCTTTAAATGTAGCCCCACCTTTGTCTGTCATGGTTACAGTCCTAAACGTGCCTCCGTTTTTGCCTCCAACCCAGTACCCCTGCTTTTCAAGCGAAGCAGGTAGTCCGTGAACCACTTTAGTAGATTTTTCTATAACCTCTCCCTCTACTGATTTTACTTCGTACTCGTCATCATCAGATGTGGGAGCTTTGATAGGAAATCTATGTAGTTGAATGGGGGTAGTAATTCTTTCCCAATGCGGACAGTCTGTACAAACATTAGGATTATGCTCGTTAAAGTCTTTACAGGTATGTGGTTTGCCTGCGGTGCTTAACGCTTTTTGTTCTGTTTCATTATAGTCATACTTACTATAAGGTTTAGATATTGTATGAATAACTTCATCCCGATCGGCACAGTTTTGTGCTAATGACAACACGCGCCACCATATAGGCTCGGGACAATTCTTAACGTTATCTATATAGTATTTAACTTGAGCGCAACCGCGTTCTCCCCCCTTTGTACTTTCTATAAGTAAGGGTTTAAAACGATTCTCAAAGTTTGCAAACTTAGCCTCTTTATCATCAGAAGACATAGGAACTTTTGCCATAATATCTTCTAGTGAAATTTCTACATGGTCGAGCGCACCTTTAATTTTTTCTAACTCATAAACTGGAGCGTCTTTAATAATCAGTGTAGGTCGTGGAGGTGTCTGTTTATAGTTCTTAGTGTTAGGACAACGTAGCAGTCGAGCAGAGTCTGCTGTAATTGCAGGGTCTATTTTTAAACCTTTTGTTAGGCATAGCTTTTTTAACTGCTCTGCAAATGGCTTCCATACTTCTCTTGTAATTTGTTGTGATAAGAACCAATATGCATGTATACCTACACCACTATTAACGATAGCAGGTACAGGTAATTTGCATTCAGTAATAAACTCCATCAAAGCGGTTAGTGCTTCTTTTTGCGATTGGTATTCTTTATTCTCGCCTACATCTAAGTCAACATAAAAAGATTTAATGTACCTAGATTCAGAGGCTTCTCGCTTTTCAATATTGAAAGTACTCATTGCAATAAATACATTGAATCCTTTCTCTTTATATTTATCTATGAGATCAAGCGCTTCATCTAGGGTTGTGACATAGTCATGAGGAAAAGGCTTTGAATTTGGAACGTTATAAGCAACACAAAAATAACCTTCATTTGGGAGGGCTTTTTGATAAAATTCTTTAAGCATTATCTATATGTCTTTCTCTCTTAAGGTGTAAGAAAATGCCCCTAGGTCTCTATAAGTATAGACTATAAAAACCTTGGGGGCACTCTCTATTGTACACGTTTTGGTTAATGGATCAACTAATTTTAGGGACAATTCTATCCTCTAAAAACGCCTTAGCATGTTTTGGGTGCGCGATAGGTAGAGCCGAAGTTTTATTTTCAAACTCTTCTATCCACGCGTCGTTCAACGCTTTCAAAAAACTTGTAATTTTGGTTGCGTTTTTATCTCGTATGGCTCCCCCTCTGAACCACGTATGAATTGTCATACGAGATACCCCAAATACCTTAGCCACCTCTATAATAGGTAGGTCGGCACGGACACATGCTTTAGCTAATTTAACCCCTAATCTTTCGTTGTCTGCTTTCCCTAATTCAATGAGAAAGGACTGGCTATATTTTTTAGGCATGGCTTATCCTTGTGACCATTGATTAATGATGTCAGACAGGTCATCTGCGGCTTGAACAGGTGGTTTAACATCTGCTCTTAACTCGGGTTCTTTCGGAGCTGAAGCTTCTACTGGAGCTTCAAATGTTTCCACCAAAGCTTCCTCAAAAGATGCATCAGGTTTATCTTCGTGTACATACCCTGCAGTTTCTTCAAACCCGAATCGGCTTGCCCCTTGTGTACCATCTACATACTGAATAACTTGCACTGCGCGTAGACGCAATGCTACACCGGCACCAATTAAACTTGTATAGTAGGGGGCAATCGTGCCTGCTACTTTTATTTCAGACCCACCCCAAATGCTACTGTTGACCATAGGCATTCCTTTTGCATCAAAGATAGCCGGTTTATATGCGGCTTTTGATTTAAACTTAAGGATGATATTGCCTGTTAGTTGGCCCGCGTCGTCTTTCTCTTCAAGCCAAGGTGGTGGGGCCTTTTTAATTTCGTTACCTTTAGCTTTCTTTGTTTCCTTTGAAATGTTTTCTGCATACACTTCATTGATTTGTTTCAGGATTGGCAAAGCTTCTTCTTTTGATAAAATCAGATTAACTTTGTAATCTCCCTCCTCAGAAAATTTCGTATCCGGTTTAGATAACCAAGGATATTGTGCGATACCTTTCGGTGTCGTAAATGCTACATTTGTTTGCGCCATATAATTTCTCCTTATTTAGCGGTTGGTTTTCTTACAGTTATTTTGAACTCTCTCATAGTGCTGATGCCTGGAGGGAGTCCCTCTTCTTTGCGGGTTCCGACATACTCTTTAAAGTTAGTCTGACTTATGCGTTGCTGTAATAACTCAAGAGCTTGGTTCTCAAGAATAAACTTCTTAAAGTTATCCCAATCACCGCATACGTAGTTTTCTTTTAAAGTTTTAATAATCGTACCACTATCAGTGCGTAGTGTTTCAGCACCAATGTCATTACAAGTATTTAACATAGCTTCCTCTAAGCGATTCATCTGCTCTTTGAAAACACTGTCTTCTTGCTCATATTTTCTAGCCAGCTTCTCTCGTTGTAATCTTAATGCGAGATAGGCTTTGACTAGAGAATCTGCTTTAATATCACTCATCTTCAATCACCTCTCTATATAAATCAACTAATTGAGTATGCGCATCTACCTTACCCTGTAGCATGGCATACAGCCTTCTTTCAACGTCTGAACCTTGCAGGTGAACTACTGTCATTTTGTTCTTTTGCCCTACGCGATCAATACGAGCAATACATTGTAAATAAACTTCAACACTTAAAACAGGCGACCAAAAGACAACCGTGTCTGCCCTAGTTAAAGTTACACCATGTGATGCTGACTGAGGTTGTATAACAAGAACCCTCGGGTCATCAGCCGTTTGAAACTCTTTAATAATACGCGTGCGATTAGTAGCACTTACACTACCATTAATAATAGCGTTTGAAATACCCTGTTTATCTAAGTGGTTAGCGACAATATTTATCGTGTGTCTAAAGGGTACAAAGATTAATATCTTGTGTTCTGTTTGATCTATTACTTCTTGTAGTGCTTTAAGTCGTGGGGCAATATCAAAGTCTACAACTTTTTTATCGTCAGTGTAGACTGCGCCACCCGAGATTTGTAGGAGTTTACTCATGTTAGCTGCCGCGTTCACCGACGTAATCTCTTGACCTGCGGCTTCAATCAAGAACTCTTTCTTCAATTCTTTATAAAACTTCTCTACTTGTTTTGATAGTGGAACCTCTCGTGTCTGATACACAACTTCAGGTAAATCCAGACAATCGTTTTTAGCAAACCGAATCGCCGGTTGTAATACTTGAAAGACTTTAGATTTGCTATCTGGCTTAGGTAGCCACTTGAATCGTGTGAGTTGAAACATAACCATATCGCGCCACGCAGTTGAAAATTTAGGCACTCGATGTGGACAGACTAAACGTGCAAGACCATAAGCATCTACTGGTGATTGTGATGCCGGTGTCCCTGTCAACATCCACAATCTTGTTGTAGGTTCTAAAATACTATTAAGTGTTTTCCATCGGGTTGTCGAAACAGACTTGTATGCATTAGCCTCATCAACAACAATCAAATCAAACTTAGCTTTTTTAATATCATCTTTGACAATAGCAACACCATCATAGTTAATAATAACAAACTCATATTGAGGATTACTAATAACGACTCTCCGATCATCAGGTCTACCATAAGCAACTCCTGGTATTCTATGAATACATGTATTGTAAATATCGTTTTTCCAGGCCGATGTCATGATTGAAAGTGGACATATAATCAATACTCGCTTGATTTTACCCTCATTCATCAAGTAATCAGAAGCCCATAACACTGATGAAGTCTTGCCCGTGCCTGCCTCGTTGAAACAAAAAGCTCGAGGGCGGATCGATAAAAACTCAGAGGTTTCTTTTTGATGGGCGTACGGGGTAAAACGTCCTGTCCATTTATAGTCGCGGGAAATAGGTGAGGGCACCGGTTTCTTGAATCGAATCAATGAGTTAAGTTTGGTCACTTCATCAAGTCCCCAATGTATAAGAACTTCTGATGCTCCCTCTTGACTAGAAATAATTTTAGATTTTTTTATTTCTTCTGTAATTTTTTTAGCGTTAGCAGGTAACACGCTTATTTGCAACGCATGGTTATCAATAATCTTCATACCTCTCCTATAAAGATTAAAGTTTACTTTAAGACTTTTAATTAGTCAAGTGTTATTTGATTTATTTCTTAGATTTCTTTCGTTCACGTTTACTTGTTTCTGATACAAGCTTACCACTTGATGAACGTTTGAATGAACGGTTTTTAGATTTAGACTGGATAGTCACGCCGTGCTTGTTGCTACCACCTTTAGAAAAAGCTTTGCGGTGTGCTACATCTTTTCCTTCCCGCGCATCTGCTTTACCATTACCGTTTTTATCAGGCAATTTTTTATCTAATGCACGACGAGCACGCTGGCGCTCCATGCGCTTGGCATGTTCACCTCTAGCTTTCTGTTGTTGGTATTCTTTCTTGTGGGGTCTAGGTTTATTTACATAGGGCATTTTTTGCTACCTCGCTACACCAAAATATAAATTCGTTAATCTTCATATTGCCTCTGAACGAATTAATCGCCCTACAGACAATCTGTATATTATCATAATTATACTCTTTTCCTGCGTTAATTCTATCGATACTAGCGTTAGTAAGAATGATTTCTCCTCGCTTATGATAGCACGTCAGCTCTACTCCTGACAACGCACACTTATAATCTTGTTCTGCTGTCTTGCCTATTAATTCGGCAACTGTTAAGCTGTGTTCTTTCTTAGTTGATAGTAAATGTTTGTAGTATTTTCCCCAATTGTGATTGTCCCTTTCATATCTTTGGTTCACTCTGTGAATACTATTACATTCAGGAGAGCAATTAATATGATTCGGCTGACGAGTCTTAAAGGGTGTATTACATATCACACAAACTCTTTGATACATTATTTCCTCGGTTTATAAAACTCACAAGTATCAACAGGACACCATCCACACAGAGGCGTGGGGTTAGGCGTCCACACATCATCTTTAAATGATAGCGATAATCTATCTAATGCCTGTTCAAACTTCTTCCATGACTGATGAATTGTTTGCCTAGTATACGACTCCTGAACAAAACTATTTTTTAATATAAAGAGTAAACCTGCTTTAATATTGTTGACGTTAGGAAAATGTGCGAACAACATCAAGGCCATGAGTCGTAACTGTTTAGGATCAGGATACTTATTGCTTCCGGTCTTGTAGTCTACGACGTAGGCGTTCTCTCCGTCAATAATAACTAAATCCGCAATGCCTCGAACCCATCTATCATCTGAATCAAAGTCACAAGGTTTAAAGTTTTTGTCTAGTGCCATCTTATATTCGGGGAGTTTTTCGCCCGGTATGGCAATCAAAGTATCTACTACTTTTTGAAAGCGCTGATAATTTTTGGCTAGGGGTTTATTGTCTCTTACATACAGTTCTAAAGCTTCATGCACTTCTTTACCATAAATGGTTTGAGGAGTATCAGTAAATTCGTAGTTCTGTAATACTCTTATTTCGTGGTACTTTTTTGGGCAATTCTCATACTCTTTTAGGGAGGAGTAACTCCACGTAAAGTCTACCATTATCTACCTTGTCCTCTATATTTTTTAAATGAGCGTTTTTGGTCTTTGCTCATTGTACTTGTCTTCGCTTTACGGCCACCCTGACATGTCCGTTTGTGTATTGGTTCGCGTGCTCTCTCAGTCTGTTTTACTTTTGCCATTAATGTGTCACCGTCTCCCACGTGCCGTTTGGATAGGGCACAAAAAATTTTTCTTTTAAATCAGTCGGTAAATGAATATAGTCTCTATGTTGACAAATACTATCATGCTCGGGGTAATAAGTTCTAACATAAGCCTCTGCATCATGGCAATTTATAAACGTGCCTATATACTGAGGCTCATTATTTATATAAATAGCTAATATATAATCTATCATAGCTTATACTCCTAGTTTAAGTTTTTCTATTTCACCTAATAAATCCTTTCTTATACACCTGTATCCATTATAAGTTTCTTTGCCTCTATAATTACTATCATAGTATATTTCTGCAAGCTGGCAATTTCCAAAACTACCTACATATTTTTGTTCGGGGCCGAAGTCGCCCATTAAACTAACAATTAAGACAAACTCAATCATAATTCTTTCCCACAAGTCTCACACAGCACAGGCTGTCCTTCTGTTCTTCGCTGTTTATAATCGCAATCTTTACAGCGCATACCAAATATCCGATCATATCCATCGCTATACAACTCTTCATTTGTTGGCCTTTGTCGGCTTCCTTTTCCGCCATCGCCCATCGCGCCACTCCTTTACTAATGAATGAAAATCTAGTTTAGTCTTATCTTCTGCAAATTGCAAGGTTAACAAATATCGTGTGCCCTCAAAGTTATATATCGAGTGCTCTACTTGATTGTTGAAAAAATAGTAAACCCCGCGTTCATAGTTAAGTTCATGAAACTTTCCTGTGATTGCACCCTCTTTTTTAGGGTCTCTAAATATACAATGACTCTGCGCATGATTAATTAACATGTTAACACAGACGCCTCGGTTATCATCAACATGCCAATCATAAAAAGTATTCGGTTGCATCCTAACTACCCCTGCCTCAAATCTGTGAGCTTTGTAGAGCTGACGTAAGAATGGATCGACTTTACGCAAAACCTCTTGTTCAATATATAGCAACTCAAAGTTATAGTATTTCACCCAGTCAATATCCTTTGCCATTTGGCAAGCAAGATAAAGTTTTGTAGTAAACTCTGATTGATAGGGAAGTTCAAAATAACAATCTGATGATTTAACAGTCTCCGTAGTTACTTGCATAGTCCCCCTCACATGTCACTGGCAATCCTTTAGCCCACTCCGGCGCCGTGCTCATTTCGTTTTTAATAAAATCTAAAGCTGTATCTGCGTCCTTTTCAGGCACAACATAGACAAGGGCGTCATGCACAGTTAATACAGGTGCATAGCTTCGCGCAATGTCACACATTTGATCTCCAATAACAATACGCGCTAAAGCTTGGACAATATTCTCAACGACTGCCCCACCCCAGATTTTTATTGTTCCTCGTCTGGAATTGTATGTGTAGTCTCCATCATTTAATTTTAAATTAGGGTAATGTATGTATAGATTGTTGGGTAGTTTGAGACCTTCCGGCGTAACTAAGATAGCTTTGCGGTCATCTAAATAATAAGGAAGTTTGTCGGCAGGCCATGATGCCATGTCTGATAATGCTCGATCACATTCTTGCCAAAGTTTTACGACCTCGTGGTTGACTTCTCGATAAAGTCTCACTAGCCGTTCGGATTCTTGGTCTGACATATCTTGTCCCGCATTGAGTTTCAATACGTTTTGTAGTTTACGCCACCCTGTGCCATAGCCTAATCCTAATATACAAGTTTTACCCACGGCTCGTTCTGCTTTAGTAATATCATTACGGTTATAAACGCGTCTTGCAAAGTTCACATACACATCCTCGCCGTTAGCAAATTGTTGCAACACGTCATGCTGTCCTGCTAACCATACCAATACCCTTGCTTCAATCTGAGATGAGTCTACGTTTATAACGACATGCTCTTCAGGCGCGATGATTGCTTGTTTCAAAGCTTTCTTTTTGACGTCACGACTAGGTAAGTTTTGGAAGTTAACTTTGTCTACGCCTGCCCATCGCCCTGTATGCGCCCCATAATACTTGAGTGGTATAGGTAGATACCCATTGTTTCTTTCTGCTATTTGGATGAACCGTTCAATGCGAGATTCTTCTATGGTAGATTTAGTGCCGAGTCGAACAGCACAGAGGTCTTGTATGAATGGGTTTTCGTGTTCGCAAAGGGCTAAGAACCCCTCGTCGCTTTTGGATAGTGCAAAAGTTTGTTTCCCTGTTGTTGGGCTTTCTTTCATAGGCACGACTGCGCCATGCTCTTCGAGAAGTTTAGCAAACTGTTGATTGCTTGCTAGTACTTTACGCACCTCTTCTTTTGTTTCTACATTAAGCCGAGCCTGTAAACTTGAAAGCATGTTTGACTTTTCTTCTTTAATCTCAATAAGTCTCTGCTGTAAAAGTTCTCGATTAAGTTTTAATTTTGGTTCAATGAACATACGAAGTGTGGCATCAATAAGCATCCACTCTTTACTGCCTTTAAACTTCTTTTCTAGAATCTTAAATAAGTCGTAGGTAAGCTTAACGTCATTCTTGCAGTATAGTCCGTATTGTTTAAGCTGATAGTCTTGGAAGTCCTCGAGTCGTTTACCTTTAGCGTCAAGCACCTCTGTGCCTTTCTCTCCTAGTTTGTAACGTTCAGCCAATGCTTTAAGTGAGCCTCCTGCATCTACACCATGCAAGGCGCGTGCCAAACATAACGTATCAAGATAAGCACTAGCGGTGAACCCAAAGTGCCATTTAATAATTGCGCCATCAAACATGGTGTTGTGACAAAGCAAGAGGCTATTTTGCCAATCAATTGAGGCAAGCACTTTTGATACCTGTTCCTCACCGACATAGAACTTGACGTCGCCGTCGTTAATTTTAATACCCATACCTATAACCTGGAATCGTGGGTCGTTGATGTATTCTTCAGTAGTTAATCGATTGAGACCATAGCCTGTGTCATAGAATGTTTCAAAGTCAATCGTTATTAGATTTGCCACTCTTGTCCTTTCTCTGTTCTTGTTTGCAATATCCTTGCATATTAAACTCCCCTAGTTTGCTTCTATATCCACAATACCACTTACCCCCACAATTAAATTTAGCAGAGTCTCCACATTTATGACATATTGCTTTACCGATTTTTAGCATGTTTGAATCTTTTAAGCCTTTCTTTCGCATGTTTTTTTATATCTTTTTTAGTAGAGTCGGAGGCAGAAAGCCAAACTTCAAGATCATCATATGTCCTGCCACAAGCTTGGCATACTTGCTCTCCCTCGAATGATTCGTAACGACAATAGTTTTTGCATGGTGATTTGGTTGTCATAGTTTGTTAGCATACAACTGATGCTCATCCCTACATTCAATAGAACACCAACGCCGTCCATCTTTTTCTTTAATAGGTGAATCACACCAAATACATTTACCTGTATCGTTCTCAGGCGTATCAGTATTAATAGAGTCAAGCTTCCGTTTTAATTGATGCTCTACCTCGTCGTTAGCTAAATCAGCTTCGTCCGCCACTTAAACCTCCTAGGTTTGTAGCCCACGGGCTAAGTTTACGTATTTGTTTCTGAGATAGTACGGCGGGTAATTTAATTCTTCCTTGCTTCTCATAGCTTTCCAACACTGACACAGAAACTCCTGCGTATTGAGCTACCCTTGCTCTTGAAGTATTAGGATTATCTTTCATAAATTTATTCGCACGATCTATAAACTCTTGTTGCATTGCTTCGCTGTAATTGCTTCTTGGCATCTCATTCCTTTCTTAAAAAAGTGGTTCGCCGTATTTGGCCGTAAATTCTTCATGGCTCAATTCGGTAGATAGTTGTTCAGTTAGAATAGTTTTAATGGTACAGTCAGGCTTATCTTTAATAAACCATTCTGCGTCGCGTTTGTGATAAAACTTTCGTAAGGGTTCTTGTTCTAAATCTAGTATTATAAACTGTTTAGTCTTCACAATGTCCACCGACACAGTATTTACCATTCAATATTTCGTCGGCTAAATCTTCGGAAACAATCCTCCGTTCTGCGTCGTCGATATGTTGCTCGATCTCTTTTAGTTCATCTGATTGTAATAGTATGTTGATTTCATCAACTATGCCTTGGGCGTCCTCAACATGGGTGTCGCCTAGTCTGTGCTGATTGAGTAATCTTATGTGGTCTAATAATAAACTCCGAGTTCTTCTGAATAAATCTTTACTCATTGTCTTCTCTCACTTTCTTTCTAAGTTTTTGTAAATAATAATCGGCTTTGTCTAGGTCTTCAACGCCATTCTTTCGTGCGAACCTCCACACATACTTAATAACATTGGCAACACAAACTGCAACAATGCCAACTAATCCAATAGTTGCTGACTCAATAGCGTCAATACACTCGACCTTGCCTTGAGTGTAATGTGCCGGTCTGTTTACGTTATCATTTTTCATAATTAATCTTTTGCTTGCCTGTGACATAATACTCTAGCATATCTACATTTGTTTCGTCAATCAATAACGATACGCCCCCTTGCACAGATATATCTCTTAGGTGTTTCTGTTGCAAGGCAGTAGGCTTGTTGCCGTTAGCTTTGCATTCAATACCAAAAAACTTTCCTTTGTAACATGCGATAATATCAGGGACGCCACTAGAACCATAGCCACCTGTGGAGGCATAGAAATAGTATGCCCCCAATTTTTTCAGAATGCCACAAACTTTAACTTTGACTTTCTTCTCAGGTGTTGCCATTACGACTCCAAAGGTGGTAGGTCGACTTCATTTCCTGCAGGAAGTATCTCAGGCAATTCTTGGTATTCCTCAATGCTCACGTCTGCAATATCAGGCAGGGCATAAGGCGTGTGAGATAGGTCTGCAACGTCTGCCTCAACACTCTCTTGAAGTGGAGGTAAGTCAGCTACTTGAAGTTCTTCAACAGGAGTCACTTCGGGTAAGGGCGTATCAAAGTTTGTGAAATAGTTTTCGTTCTCGACCACAGATGTCCTGTGGCCGTTTGTTGATAAATAAAGCATAGTCCCTGCGATACCTACCAAAACTACACCTGCTATTACTTTGGTTCTTGCTACTCTTTCTTCGTTCATAATAATCCTCTCTTAAAGTTAATAAAATACTACTCAGTTTCTGACTCTTCAACTACCTCGACCTCAATGCTCTTGAGTTCTTGTTGGTCAATGAGCCAATCCTTAAAATCGTTGAATGCTACTTCAGGGTCTACCTCCTTATGCCAGAGCAGTTCGAGTATCCCAGACATGCCTCCAATGACTGCGAGTAGGTCGTGCCTATCTGCTTCCCATATATTAACAGGACAACCATAGTAAGCATAAATATCATTCTCCGTATAATCAATCTGTTTCCTTTCACTCATGTTAATCTCCTAAATTTTATAGATAACTTCGTCTTCATCCAACTCTCGCACCTCACACATTTGATCTGCCAACGCACGTTTCAAATGTGCCAAGTGAAAGTTTGGGTGTGTTCCCTCCACGACAAATTGTCTTCCTACTACTTTAAGTCGTGGCGTTTGAGAAGCGAGCCTCTTCGCA